ATGTGGCGATTGCGCCGCGGCGCGACGTTCGATCCTGTGATCTTCAAGAGCGTGCCGGCCGGGACGATCCTGCCGGTTCATGCGGCGATCGTGGCGCTGACCGGGACGACGGCGTCGAATATCGTCGCGCTGTTCTGAGCTTTCAGACGCGGACCGATGGGCAGACCGACCAAGTTCAGCCAGGCGCTGGCCGAGAAGATCTGCGATCGCATTGCCGACCGCGAAAGCCTGCGGTCGATCTGCCGGGACGAGACGATGCCGGCGAAATCGACGGTGCTTTCCTGGCTTGCCGATGAGGACAAGGCGGCGTTTCGGGCGCGTTATGCGCTGGCGCGCGAGATCCTCGCCGATGGCTTCGTCGACGAGTTGGTCGAGATTGCCGACAACAGCAGCGATGACTGGATCGAGAAGAAGAATGCTAGCGGCGAAACCACCGGCTGGCAGGAGAATGGCGAAGCGATCCGCCGGTCGCAGCTGCGCATCGCCACCCGCCAATGGGTCGCCGAGAAGCTCAGGCCGAAGAAATACGGCGCCAAGGCCGAGCCCGAACAGGGCGTCACCGGCGAAGTCTCGCAACTGCTGGAACATATCAATGGCAAGACGCGCGGACTTCCAAACGGCGGTTGACCGGTTTTCCGACTGGCGCTGGCGACTGAACAATCTCTACTGGATCACCGACAAGGCAGGCAAACGCGTCCGGTTCGAAATGAACCTGATGCAGATGACCTTCTTCGAGGAGATGCATTATCTCAACGTGCTCTTGAAGGCTCGCCAACTGGGGCTGACCACCTTCATCCAGATCTTCATGCTCGATGCCTGCGTCTTTAACCGCGACATCAGGGCGGGCACCATCGCCCATACGCTCGGCGACGTGCAGACGATCTTCCGGGATAAGATCAAATACCCTTATGACAATCTGCCCGAAGGCATCCGCAACGCCGTGCCCGTCGTCAGGACCAACCAGACCGAATTGCTGCTCGGCAACAATTCGAGCATCCGCGTCGGCACCTCGCTGCGCTCGGGCACGCTGCAGTACCTGCACATTTCGGAATATGGAAAGCTCTGCGCCAAATACCCCGACAAGGCGCGGGAGGTGCGCACCGGCGCTTTGAATACGGTGCAGGCCGGCCAGCTGGTCTTCGTCGAAAGCACGGCGGAAGGCCAGGAGGGGCATTTTTATTCGCTGTGCGAGGATGCGCAGGTCAAGCAGCGCCAGGCGCTGGAGCTGACCGAGCTCGACTTCAAGTTCCATTTTTTCCCCTGGTGGAAGGAGCCGCATTATGCGATCGCGCCCGAGGGCGTCATCATCAGCGATGCCTTTGCCAAATATTTCCGAGAGCTTGCCGAGCAGGGGATCGACCTGACCGCGGGCCAGAAGGCCTGGTACGTCAAGAAGGCCGAGATCCAGCTCGGCGACATGAAGCGCGAATATCCCTCGACGCCGGCCGAGGCTTTTGAGGCGAGCGTCGAAGGCGCCTATTACGCCGATCAGATGGCAATCGCCGACGCCGAGGAGCGCATCGGGGTTTTCCCGCATGTCGACGGTTATCCCGTCCACACCATCTCCGACATCGGCATGGACGATGCCAACAGCGTCTGGCTGTTTCAGGTGCTGCCCGGCCGGGTGAGGATGATCGGCTATTTCGAGCATACCGGCACCGGCATGGACGGCATGCTCGACGAGTTCGACCGGCGCGCACGCGACAATGGCTATGTCTACGGCGTCCACAACATGCCGCACGACATCAAGGTCAGGGAATGGACGCGCGGCGGCATGACCCGCATCGAAATCATGCTGACAGAGGTGAGGGCGCGTGGCCTCGGCACGGTGCGCAAGGTCGAGCGCGCCTATGTTCATGACCGCATCAACGGCACCCGGCGCATATTGGCAAAGGTCGAGTTCGACCAGGCCGGCTGCGCCGACGGCATCAAATGCCTGCGCAACTACCGCAAGGACTGGGATGAGGATCTCGGCGTCTTCCGCGACGAGCCGCTGCACAACTGGGCCTCGCATGGGGCGGATGCTTCGGCGGTCTCGCCATCATCTTCACCGGCCTGGCGCCGGAACCGCTGAAGCCTGAGCGTAAGCCGCTGCCGACCTTTCAGACGATGACCTTCAACGAATTTGCCGATGCCACCCCTGAATACAGCGAGCGTGTTTGATGGAAGACGAGATAACGGCCTTTGAGGGCGGCGAGCGCTGGGATCCGGCAAAGGTCGGCGCCCATTGGCAGCAGGAGCTCGAACGCGCCCGGCGCTATTTCAAGTCCTGGCACGACCGCTGCGTCAAGATCGAGAAGATCTATCTCGACCAGCAGTCCGACCAGACGAGCGTCGCCAAGCGCCGCTTTCCGATGCTCTGGGCCAATACCGCGGTGCTGCAGCCGGCCGTCTATGCCCGCGTGCCGCAGCCGGTGGTCGAGCGCCGCTTCAAGGATGCCGAGCCGGTGGCCCGCATCGCCTCCGAGATCGTCGAGCGCAATCTCGCCTATACAGGCGACGAGGCCGATCTCGATTCCATCATGCGGGCGGTGCGCGACGATTTCCTGCTCTGCGCCCGCGGCACGGTGTGGCTGCGTTATGAAGCCGACTTCGAGCCGCTCGACATGGGCGTGGCGCCGTCGGACCCGCCGGCGGATGGCCTGTCCGGCGAGATGGGCAGTCCCTCGATGGAGGCGATCGCCGACGAGCGCGTCTGCATCGATTATGTCCATTGGTCGGATTTCCTGCATTCGCCGGCCCGCCTCTGGAAGGACGTCACCTGGGTGGCGCGGCGCGTGCCAATGACCGACGAGGAAATGGAAAAACGCTTCGGCCGTGAGGCGATGGCCTCCGGCGCGGCGCAGGCGGCAGCAGGCGGCAAGGGCGCCAGCCAGGCCGAGCGGGCCGAAAACGAGGGCAAGACCCATGTCTGGGAAATCTGGTGCAAGAGCGAGAATTACACCGTCTGGATCGCTGACGGTTCGCCGGTCGCATTGGAAGTCTCCGAGCCGCCGCTGGAGCTGACGCATTTCTGGCCTTGCCCGCGCCCGGCCTATGGCACGGTGTCGACCAGTTCGCTGATCCCGGTTCCCGACTATGTCTATTACCAGCAGCAATGCGACGAGATCGATCTGCTGACCAAGCGCATCAACAAGCTGACCGATCAGCTGCGGCTGAAAGTGTTTTACCCCTCCGGCGACGGCGCGATCTCGCCGGCGATCGAGAAGGCGATGCGGCCGGAAAACGACATGGTGATGGTGCCGATCCCGGAATGGGCGGCGTTCACCGACAAGGGCGGCTCGAAGGCGGTCGTGACCTTGCCGATCGACGAGGTGCAGAAGGTGATCGTCGCCTGCATGGCGGCGCGCAAGCAGCTGATCGAGGATGTCTACCAGATCACAGGCATTTCCGACATTGTGCGTGGCGATACCCAGGCGTCGGAGACGGCGACGGCGCAGCGGATCAAGAGCCAGTGGGGCTCGATCCGCATCCGCGACCGCCAGGCCGAGCTCGCCCGCTTTGCCCGCGACATCATCCGGCTTGCCGGCGAAATCATCTGCGACCAGTTCCAGCCGGAAACGCTGATGCTGGTCAGCGGCATCAAGCTGCCGAGTATGGCTCAGAAGCAGCAGGTCGAAATGCAGATGCAGCAGATGCAGATGGCGGCGCAGCAGACGGCGATGCGGGCCGAGCAGATGGGGCAACCCGCACCGCCGCCGCCCGAAATGCCGCCGCAGCTGCAGCAGATGATGGGCGGGCCGACGATCGACGAGGTGGTGCAGCTGCTCCGCAATGACAGCATTCGCGGTTTCCAGATCGAGATCGAAACGGATTCGACGATCGAGCCCGACGAGGACGCCGAAAAGCAGCGGCGGATGGAATTCGTGCAGATGGTCGGCGGCTTCATGCAGCAGGCCGGCGCCATGGCGCAGCAGAGCCCGATGCTGGTGCCCGTCATGGTCGAGACGCTGCTCTTTGCCGCCCGCGGCTTCCGGGCCGGTCGTCAGCTGGAAAGCATGCTGGAGCAGGTGTGAGGCCAGCTCTCCCAGGCCGCCAGCGCGCCAAAACCCGAGCCGCAGCCTTCGCCCGGCGAGATGCTCAAGCTGAAGACGGCCGAGGTGAAGGCCGGCGCCGAACAGCGCAAGGCCGAGCTCGGCGTCGCGCAGGCCCAGATCGAGCATCGCGCCGCAGCCGAACAGGCGCGCGGTGAGATGGCGGCGCAGGCGATCGACCAGATGCGCGCCGCGCAATCCCTCTACCAATAGGTTAGCCGGGAGCAACAGCATGAGAGAACGCTATTGCCGCGTCTGCGGCGGCTGGCACGCACTCGACAGATGGCCGCACAACTGCATGCCGGCGCAGACCCTGGCGCGGTCGGATCTGCCGGCGCCGCATTTCGTCAGCGACAGCATCGAGATCCAGTCGATGCATGACGGTCGGCATTACACCTCGAAGGCCAAGCTGCGTTCCGCCTATCGGGCGGCCGGCGTGGTCGAGATCGGCAATGAGACGCCGCAGCCGATCGAAAAACCCAAAGCGGACCGGAAGGCGATCCGCAACGAACTGCGGCGGGTCTACGCCGAGTACAACGCCTAATGCATGTCGCCCGGAAGTGTGCAGCGGTTCCGGGATAACGACATGCATAAAAGCTCTAACGGGCATCAATCCCCGAAATAGGAACTTTCCCCCATGGATATGGAAGACTTCAACGAGGCCGGCAACGGCAGCGACGATTTTGATGTGTCCGGCGAGAAGCCGGTCAGCATCCGCGACAGCCTGAAAGCGGCGATCGACACTGTCGAAGCCGATGGCCCGGGCGATATGCCGCCCCGGCCGCGCGACGGCGAAAACGGCCGCTTCCTCGCCAAGGGGCAGGAGCAGGCCGCTGCCGACCGGCAGCAGACGCCGCAGACGCAGAGCCGGGGGCAGGGCGACGAACAGCCGGCCGCCATGGCCAACCGGGTTCCGCCCGGCTGGTCGGCGGAGGCCAAGGCGCAGTTCGCAAGCCTGCCGAGCGAAGTGCGGGCGGCGATCGCCAAGCGGGAGCAGGAAGTCGATCGCGGCTTCCGTGTGCTGCAGGATTACAAGGGGCTCGAGGAATTCACCCCGATCGTCCGCCGGGCCGGCATGACCCATGCCGATGTCATGCGCCGGGCGATCGACTGGGAAAACGCGCTGATCCGCGATCCCGTCGATACCGTCCTCCACGTCGCCAAGGTGGCCGGCGTCAATCTTCATGCCCTGGTCAACGGCGAGAGGGGGGAGGCCCTGCAGCGCCAGCAGGCGGGGCGTGAGCTCCAACGCCAGGCCGGTCCCGTCAATGTCGAGGCCACGGTCGAACATGTCTTGCGCAAGAGAGACACCGAGACTCAGGTCGATGCCTTTCTTTCCGATCCGGCCAATGCGCATGCCGAAGACGTTCTCGACGACATGGTCGCCCTCATCAATGCGGGGCGGGCATCGACACTTCAGGACGCCTACGACGCCGCATGCTGGATGCGACCGGACATTCGCCAGCAGTTGATCAGCCAGACTGCACCGGCCTTCGTCCGAGAACAGCATGCCCAGAGGGCCGCAGCGGCAGATCAAGCCCGCCGCGCCTCGCGATCCATCTCTGGCTCTTCCGCCCCGGGCCCGACCCGCGATGCGGCAAGAGGCCAGCCCACCTCCATCCGCGACTCGCTGCGCGACTCCATGCGTTTTTCGCGCGGCCAAGTCTGATCAAAGGCCAATTCTGATCAAAGGAATGATCGATGCCCATTTCGCCCAACCTCTCTGAAATCGTCACCACGACGCTGCGCAACCGCAGCGGCACGGTCGCCGACGACGTGACGAAGAACAACGGTCTTCTCACTCGTCTCAACAGCCGCGGCCGCAAGAAGCCCGTCTCCGGCGGCCGCACCATCGTTCAGGAACTGCAATACCAGGAAAATTCCACCTTCAAGCGCTATAGCGGCTACGACATCCTGAACGTCCAGCCCTCCGACGTCATCACCGCCGCCGAATACGATCTGAAGCAGGCCGCGGTCGCCGTCTCCATGTCCGGCCTCGAACAGCTGCAGAATTCCGGCGAGGATGCGATCCTCGATCTGCTCGAGCAGCGCATCGAGAATGCCGAAACGACTTTGAAAAACAACATCGCGCTCGATTGCTATTCCGACGGCACGGCCGACGGCGGCCGGCAGATCGGCGGCCTGCAGCTGCTGATCTCGACCTCGCCGACTTCGGGCACCGTCGGCGGCATTTCGCGCGCCACCTGGGGTTTCTGGCGCAACCAGAAATTCTCGGCCTCGGCCGATGGTGGTGCGGCCGCCACCAACGCCAACATCCAGAGCTATATGAACCGGCTCTATATGTCCTGCGTGCGCGGCTCCGACGCGCCCGATCTCGTCGTCGCCGACAACAACTTCTTCCGCCTCTACTGGGAATCGCTGCAGGCGATCCAGCGCATTACCTCGGCCGACAAGGGCATGGCCGGCTTCCAGTCGCTGCAATACATGGGCGCGGACGTGATCTTCGACGGCGGCTTCGGCGGCGGCGCGCCGCTCAATCAGATGTTCTTCCTGAACACCAAATACCTGTTCTACCGCCCGCATCGCGACCGCGACATGGCGCCGATCGGCGACGAGCGCATGAACACCAACCAGGATGCCTTCGTCCAGCTGATGGGCTTTGCCGGCAACCTCACCATGAACAACGCCTTCCTGCAGGGCGTGTTGTTCGCCTGATCGAACGAAAGGAACACAGCAAATGTCGGTCGCAACAATCCAGTCCGATCGTCTTGGCGCGAACCCGTTCGTCGTCGAAGGCCCGGTCGTGTCCGGCTCCGGTATTCCCGGGCCGAACTTCGCCCTCGGCGCCATTGCCGGCGGCGATCGTGAATCCGAATGGGTCTATTGCCAGCTGGTGCTGGCCGCGCAGACGACCCTTCAGCCCGGCCAGTGGTTCCAGTGGACCCGGGATTATGTCGCCTCGCTGCTGACCACGGCCGGCGCCGTCGTCGGCCAGCGCTGCGGCATCTTTTCCGGTGCCGCCCAGCCGCCGACGCTGACCGGCGGGCCGGTCGGCGCCATCACCCTTGCCGCCGGCACCTATTACCTCTGGCTGCAGCGCAACGGCCAGGCGCCGTCGCAGGTGGCGACCGCAACGGCGGCCCTCGTCGTTGCCGAAACCACCACCACCGCAGGCCAGGCAAGTGCGCCGGCCTCGGCAACCGTCGGCACCAAGGCGATCGCCAACGTCAACTTCGCCGCCGCCAACCAGACGTTTACGGCAACGACCGTCAACGGCTCCAGCGTTCTGACCGGTCTCGCCGGCCTCAGCGCCGGTTCCGGCCCGTTCATCGGCGCGGCGGTTTCCGGCACCGGGATTGCAGGCGGCACGACGATTTCGGGCATCACCTACAGCCCGAACGGCGTCGTTCAGAGCATCACGCTCTCGGCCAATGCGACGGCCAACGGCACGGGCATTACCATCACGGCGACGGGCGTGCTCGAGGCGACGCTGATGCGGCCGTTTCTGTCGAAGGTGAACTAAAGCCGTCGACCTTTCTATGTTTGGCGCGCCCCTCATCCGCCTGCCGGCACCTTCTCCCCGCACGCGGGGCGAAGGGAGCAAGCCGCGAGGTCTCCGTCCCACGGATCTATCGCAGGGCACGTCCCCTCTCCCCGTTTTTACGGGGAGAGGGTTAGGGTGAGGGGCAGCCATCGCCACGGACATCACAGCAGGCGCGTCCCGCGCCCATCCCATCTCCCCGCCATCAACAGCGAGACCAGCACATGCCCGACAACACCGGAATCTACGCCTCCTTCAGCCTCGAGCCGGTCGAACAGACCTTTCTGACCGAGAAGGAAGGCCGGCCGATTTTTGCCGACAAGGAATTCGTCCGCATCTTCATCGCGGGCGACAAGCACACCGAGGTCTATCGCGAGGTCACCGACAATGACAGGCTCCGCTTTGCCGATGCCTATAAGCGCTTCAAGGAGGGTGCAGCCGCCCGCGAGCAGCTGACCGGCACGCCGCTTTCGCAATGGCCCTATCTGAAGCCCAGCCAGATCAAGGAGCTGGAGGCGGTCAATATCTATACCGTCGAGCAGCTGGCAGCGCTCTCCGATACCGCCAAGCAGAAGATCGGCATGGGCGCCAACGAGCTGACCGCCGCCGCCCGCGCCTATCTGGCGACCGCCGAAAACTCCAGCGCGGCTTCCGCCTTTGCCGCCGAAAACGAACGGCTGAAAGGCGAGGTGAGCCGCCTGCAAGAGCAGATGAAGGAGATGGCTGTGCGCTTCGAGGCGCTGGAAAGCGAAAGCCAGGGTAGCAAATCCCGCGGCCGCCCCGCCGCCTGAACCAGCCAGCCGAACCCCTGAACCGGAGATCCCCGCATGTCGCTCCTGACCATCATTCAGAACGTCTGCGCGGAGATCGATCTCGATCCGCCGACGGCCGTCATGTCTTCGGCGGATCCGCAGATCATGCAGCTGCGCATCCTCTCCACCCGCGCCGGCCGCGACCTGATGCGGGCGCATGACTGGTCGGCGCTGATGGTGCGGCGGCAATTCCAGGCGACCGGCGCCAGCCCGGAGCCGGACGAGCCGCCCGGCGACTGGGACCGCTTCGCCGCCAATGCCAGGATCTGGAACGTCTCGCGCCTCTGGTCGCTCAACGGCCCGGTGGCGCCGCAGAGCTGGCAGCGCCAGACGATCCTCGCAGCCAATCCGGTGCCGCAGATCTGGCGCATGGCCGGGGCCAAGCTCGACATCTACCCGAATGTTGCGGGCGAGACGATTGAATATGCCTATATCTCCGGCTTCTGGGTGATGGTGAATGGCGGCCCGGCCACTGCCGCCACCTGGGCGAACGACACCGATACGGCCCGTTTTCCCGAAGAGCTTCTCGAACTCTCGCTGATCTGGCGCTGGAAGCGGGCCAAGGGGCTCGATTACGGCGAGGAACTCGTCAGCTTCGAACGAGCCAAGGAAGCCGCGATCGGCGCCGACCGTGCCGCAAGCCCCGTCGACCTCGCGCTGCCGGCGCGGGGGCAGACGCCCGAGACCTATTGGCCCGGCACGATCACGGTGCAAATCCCATGACCCGCAGACCTGTCCCCCCGAACGGCCGCACCCGCCGCGTTTCGCCAGGCAAGGACTGGATCGCGCCGATCGGCGGCTGGCGAACCGATGTCGAGATGGCCGATATGCCCGAAGACGCGGCCTTCCAGCTCGACAATTTCTTTCCCGAGGCAAACCGGGTGCGCGCCCGCTACGGTTTCCTCGCCTTTTCCACCGGTCTCGGCGCCGACGTGCAGACGGTCATTCCCTATTCCGGCGTGAGCAACCGGCTGTTTGCCGCCGCCGGCGACAAGATCTTCGACGTCACGGTGGGCGGTGCGGCCGGCGCGCCCGTCGTCTCGGGCCTTGCCAGCGCCCATTGGTCGGTGCAGCAATATACCAACCCGGCCGGCCAGGAATTCCTGCGTCTGGTCAACGGCCTCGACACGCCGCTGCTCTTCAACGGCACCTCCTGGACGAACAATTTCCTGGTGGGTACGGCGGCACTCGCCACCCAGAATGTCGCCGTGCGCAATACCGCCTATACGCTAAGCTTCTTCGGCACCGGCTCGGTCACGCTTTCGGGCGCCTTCTCGGGCACCTTGAACGGGACGGGCGCCGGCAACCGCGTGTCGCTCTCCTTCACGCCGGCGGCCGGCACGCTTGTCGTCACCGTGACGGGAACGGTTACCAATGCGCAGCTCGAAAAGGGCTCGGTCGCGACGCCCTATGTCGCCTCGACGATGATCACGGGCATATCCGACGCCTCGCTGCTTGCCGCCGTCACCGCCTATCGCTCGCGCCTGTGGTTCATCGAGAAGAACTCGACCAATGTCTGGTATCTCGCCACCGATGCCGTCAGCGGCGCCGCCACCGTTCTGCCGGTCGGCGGCACCATGAAATATGGCGGCACGCTGGTGGCGATCAACGTGTGGACGATCCCGGTGTCCACGGGCCTGCAGCAGTGCCTGGTGCTGATCTCCTCGGAGGGCGAGGTGATCGTCTTTCAGGGATCCGATCCGTCGAGCGTTTCCAATTGGGGCCTGATCGGCACCTTCAAGCTCGGCCGGCCGCTCGGCAGCGACCGCTGCCTGCTCTCGGTCGGCGCCGATCTGGCGATCATGACGACCGACGGCATCGTGCCGATCACCAAGGCCGTGCAGCTCGATCGCGGCGCGACCAGCCTCGGGGCGATCACCGCGAGGATCGGCCCGACCTGGCGCGAGACGGTGGCGGCATCAGGGACGACCTCGCAGGAGTGGCAGCTTGCGAGCTTTCCGGCGCGCCAGATGGCGATCGTCAACCTGCCGTCTTCCTACGGCCCCTATCAATATGTGATGAACACCGAGACCGGCGCCTGGTGCCGCTTCGTCGGCATGCCCGCCTCCTGCTGGGCGACATGGCAGGACCGGCTGTTCTTCGGCGCCGCCGATGGCACGCTTTACGAGGCGGAGGTCGGGGCCAACGACAATGGCGCGGCGATCGACGCGCTGATGGTCGGCGCCTGGAGCCGATATGGCGACGGGCTCTCGACCAAGCTCTCCAAGCTGATCGGGGTGACGGCGCAGATCGGCGTTTCGACGCTGATGTATGGCGGCATCTCGGTCGACTACCAGACCAAGGTGCCGACCGCACTGCTGTCGTCGGTCGACAACAATGCGGCGGCGAAATGGGGAACGGCGGCCTGGGGTGTGGCGAAATTCCCCGGCGTCTCGCTGGTGCGCAAATTCGCCTCCGCAGGCGGCGCCGGTTCGGCCTTGGCGCCTACAATCCGCGCGCTGATCTCCGGCTCGTCCGGCTCCGTCTCGGAAGCCGCCGTCGTCGGCGGCTCGGTGCTTTACGAGCGGGGCGCGCCGATTTGATCGTCAGCGAACCGCGCGAGGAGATCGCCGCCTGGGTGGGCGCCAGGATCGGGGTGGAATTCCACCCGCCCTATACCGCGCTCGCCCATATCGACCGCGGCCGGATCATCGCCGGCTTCGTCTTCAACGTCTGGACCGGCCACGATGTCGAGATCTCACTCGCCGCCGACCGGCTGTCGCTGACGCTGATGCGGGCGGTATTCGACTATGTCACCCGCCAGCTCGGCTGCCGCCGCGCCACCTGCCGCACCCGCGCCGACAACAGCAATGCCCAGACGCTGCTCGCCAGGCTCGGTGCGCAGCCGGAAGGCCGCCAGCGCGGCTATTTCGGCGATTGCGACGGCCTGCTTTACGGAATCATCAAAGAGGATTTTCCCTATGGTCTCCACGCCAAAGGCCCCGAAGGCGCCTGATCCGACCCAGACCGCAGCGGCGCAGACGGCGACCAACGTCGACACCGCCATCGCCAATGCCGGCCTCAGTCACACCAATCAATATACGCCGGACGGTTCGCTGGAATACAAGGTCAGCGGCTACCAGACGATGAAGGATCAGAACGGCAAGAGCTACCAGCTGCCGACCTATTCCGCCTATCAGACCTATTCGCCCGAGAACCAGGCGATCTACGACCAGACGCAGCAGACGCAGCTCGGCCTTGCCAGGCTCGCCAACGACCAGACCGGCAAGATCTCCGGCATCCTCGGCACCAATGTCGATCTCAGCGCCGGCAATGTCGACAAATATGTCAACAATCACTGGCAGTCCGGCTTCAACAATCAGTGGGACCGCGACCAGTCGAGCCTCGAGCAGAGCCTGGCCGACAAGGGCATCGCGATGGGCTCGGCGGCTTACGACAACGCCATGCGCGATTTTTCCACCCGCAAGCAGGCCGCCTCCGACCAATATCTCGGCGACATGTATTCGAATGCGCAGAATTCGATCCTGACCGAGCGCAACCAGCCGCTGAACGAGATTTCGGCGCTGATGTCAGGCTCGCAGGTGCATCAGCCGAACTACGTCAACACGCCGACGACGCAGCTGCCGACCGTCGACCAGGCCGGCCTGATCAACGAGAACTTCAACCAGAAAATGGGCCTCTACGACCGCCAGGTCGCCCAGTCCAACGCCGCGATGGGCGGCCTCTTCGGCCTTGGCTCCTCGCTGCTCGGCGGCTGGGCGATGAAATCCGACCGGCGGCTGAAGGAAGACATCAGACGCGTCGGCACGCTGGAGAACGGCCTGCCGGTCTATGCCTTCCGCTACAAGGAGGGCGGCCCGATGCAGCTCGGCCTCATGTCCGACGATGTCCGCAAGACCCATCCGGACGCGGTGTTCGAACACGCGGACGGCTTCGACCGCGTCGATTACGAAAGGGCGGTCGCATGAAGTCATTCATCTACGGCGGGGATACCGGTAAGACGCAGGAAGACCTTAGCGACCAACGCAAGCGGCTGGCCTACGCCATGCTGCAGCAGGGCATGGATACGAGCCCGATCCAGTCGCCATGGCAGGGCGCGGCGCGGCTTGCGCAGGCGCTGATGGGTGGGCTGGCGATCAGGCAGGCGGATCAAGAGCGGCAGGCGGGCACGGCCAAGGGTCCCCCCGCGCCGACGGGGGTGCCACCTGCCTCGCCGGCAAGGTTTCCCGGTTTCCTGCCGTCGCTGTTCAGTGGCAAGGGCAGTGTACCATGACAATGCGGGAGCCTTTTGCTGTCAAAGCTGGCTAGCGCCCGCGACTTAGGCGCCGCCTGCCGTCGGCCTTTTCTGCCGAGCGGACAGTGGCCTTTCCTTCAAACCAAATTCCGATGAGCTGCCTGCAAGTTCGGCCCTTCTGAAGACCCTTGCCAACGCGAACGCCCCACCACGGCGCACGCTATGGCGATTCAATCCTTGCAAGGCTGAGGAAGCCGGCGTGCGGCTCAGCTTCGCTCCAGCCGTCCTAAGACAGAGGCAGACTTTCAAGCTGTTGTTCGGAAGCTTTGTCGAGCCCAATCACAATCCACAGGAGATCACAATGCCAGATATGAATAGAGCGCCGGTTGCACCACCGAGAAGAGTTGCCGAGCTCAGAAATGACCCTTATGCGGGGCAGTCGGGCGATCTATCGGTTAACAATGCCATACGCGCCATCTCCCGGGGCACCATCGCCGGTCCCTATCTCGATGAAATGGACGCTGGGACTAATGCATTTCTGGCGCCCATCGTTGACCCAGTGCTGCCTGATTTTTTGTTTCCGCCGCTACCAGGCCGAACGTTTGGTGAGCGGTATGATAACGCACTCGCCATTCAGCGCGGGATGGACAGAGCCTTCGACGAACAGCATCCTTATGTCTCCGAAACGTTGCAAGACCTGGGAGGGATGGCCTCTGACCGAGTTTTTAAGTTGCCGTCAGGGAGGTTGACCGACATCGGGCTCAGTGCTCTTGAGGGTTTCGGGGACGGGAAAGGTGGTTTTGGGAACCGAGTCGAGCAGGCCATTCGTAGCGCTGGCGAAGAAGCTTTGAAAGGACTCGGTATGGATGCCTTGAAAAGACGCTGGATGATACCAGCGGAATCTGGTCCCGAAGCGGGTCGAAAAGCCGGCGCGAAGGCTGCTCTTACGCGCGCGCTTCTTAGAGCAGAGGGTCGAAACGGCGTTGGTGGCTGGTAACCTACCCCGCATATCTGCCCGCAAAATCTCAATCCCCAGCACCCACGCTTTCGGTACGCCCCAAGGGATCAGTTTGGCAGGCTGGCTGACTATCGATTCAAGGCCTCGCAATTGAACTGACCCCCAAAAGTTGGACGGTCTAAAGGCTGGGGAGATTTAGGGGCTGGGTCCTGTATTGTACAGGGCTCAGCCCTTTGAGTTTCAGTTTGATCCGCTGATGATTATAGTAGTTGATGTAGTCTGCCACCCCATCTTGCAGGCTCTTGACGCTGTCAAAGTCGTTGGGGTGGAAGAACTCGGATTTGAGAATGGCAAAGAAGCTTTCGATGGCAGCATTGTCGAGACAGTTGCCCTTGCGTGACATGCTCTGATTGATGTGACGTTTCTGAAGCATGCGCTGCCAGGCCGGCATCTGGTAGTGCCATCCCTGGTCGGAATGCAGGATCGGCCGGTCATCGTCTTGCAAACGGCTCACGGCCTTGGTGAGCATGTTTTCGACGAGTTTGAACACCGGCCGTCTAGCGGTTTCGAACGCAATGATTTCCCCATTGAACAAGTCCATGATCGGCGAGAGATAGAGCTTTTCGCCGGCCACGTTAAATTCCGTCACATCGGTCACCCATTTCTGATTGGCGCGCTCGGCGGTGAACTGCCGCTTGAGGAGATCGGGAGCCACGCGTCCCTCCTCGCCCCTGTAGGATCGATACTTCTTCGGACTGACCTTAGACTTCAAGCCGCTCTCGTCCATCAGGCGCTGAACCGTCTTGTGATTGACCGTCTCTCCCAAGCCGCGCAGCGCCGCCGTCACCCGGCGATAGCCGTAGCGGCCCTTGTGGGTGTCGAAGATCGATTTGATCCTCTCCTTGAGAACTCCGTGCCGGTCGGGCCGGGACAATGCCTTTTGCTGATAATAGAACGTGCTGCGCGCCAGGCCCGAAAGCGCAAGCAACCCGTCAAGCGGATGGAACGGCCTTAACGCTTCGACGACTTGCGCTTTTTCGGCGCTCGTTGCTGCGTTAAGGCCTCCAGTTTTTTTAAGTAGGCATTCTCCATGCGCAGATAGTTCAGCTCCGCCAACAGATCTTCACGGCTCTTGGCATCGTCACTGTGTGGAGCATCTGGTCCACTGGCTATGATAGGCGACTTGGGCATCGATCGAGGTCTTCCTCTGCGGCGCGGGGCCAAGGCTTCGATCCCACCCCGTTCATATCGCCTCTCCCAATCCGGAAGGCAGCTGGCATTGCGAACGTCGAAGATCGCAGCCGTCTGGCGATAGGACAACCCATCCTCCCACATCCGCTGTAGGACCGATAGCTTGAAGTCAGCATTATAATGGCTGAATTTCTTCACCAATCCAGCCGAACCATGCGCAGCATGGCTCGCTACCCATTTGCGAACGGTCGCAGGATCAATGGCAAACCGCGTGCTCACCTCTTGATAGCTACGCTCGCCATTCCCGTAAAACTCAACAACAGACTGCTTGAAAGCCAGGCTGTATTTGGACATGCAAAACCCCCGAAGGTGGATGTCCAACTTTCGGGGGTCAGTTCACAAAGCCGGGCCTTTCTCTTTGGAGATGATAAATGCCCAGAAACCCATCAACCGGCGTCTATTCGAAACCCGCCGGCACGACACCATCCGTCGGCCAGGTCATCGACCCGGCGCCATGGAATGCGCTGACCGCCGACCTCGGCAACGAAATCACCAATTCGCTGCCGCGCGACGGCTCGGCGCCGATGGCCGCGCCGCTCAAGGCAGCAGGCGGCACGGTTTCGGCGCCGGGCGTCGGCTTCGCCTCGAACCCGCAGACCGGGATTTATTTGAAGGGCGGCGGGCAGCTGGGTTTCACCCAGAACGGCGTCGACATAGTTTTCGATAAAGCGTCGGTCTATACGGCGAAATCCGGGGAATACACGGCCCTCGCGACGGACGACAATGCCGTGCACCGCTTCACGGCAGTTGGGGTAATTCAGGTCGCCAGCAGCTTCGCAGTCGGGTCGCAGGATATCTGGACAAACACAAGCAAGCAGATTCGTCAGGTAACTGGCGGCTCGACCGGAAATCTTTGGGTTTGGACCGATGGCTTTTATTTCCTCTGTGGGAGGACTGCGTAACCACGTTTTCCGTGCACGGACGCCGTGTCCAAGCTTCTGGCGGGGATATATGCACGCGACCACTGGCAATAGACGACGTCGTGGGCTAATGACCCTCGAACCAGGAGGAAGTCATGGCAACCGATAAGGCATCGTACCGGAACCGCGGAGGAATTCTTCAGCGTCTCATTACCGCCTACAAGCGATTTCGCTACTTCACCCGCGCCGGCTCGAACCTGGTTGTTAAGCGTAGCGCTGAGTTTCGCATGGTTAAGCACGCAGTTCTTGAGGTCGGAAGCAATGTCACGATTCAAGACTATTCCTTTTTTCAACTCACGATGCCTGAGCCCAAGGTTTTTATCGGAAACAATACCGTCATCGGCCGCCGGAACATCATCACTGCCAAGAATCGCGTATCGATAGGCAATGACGTGCTGATCGGTTCAGATGTCCAGATCATCGATCACGGGCACGGCATGCGACGCGATACGTCGATCAGGCTTCAGAAGGCCGAAATCGGCTTTGTCGAAATTGGTGATGACGTCTGGATTGGGGCAGGTGCCAAAATATTGATGAACGTCACGATAGGGACCGGCGCCGTGATCGGAGCAAATTCTGTCGTTACGGGTGACATCCCAGACTACGCAATTGCGGTGGGATCCCCTGCGAAAGTTGTCAAATACCGCGCTTGAACAAATCCGGATTGTATCGGCTTTCATCGATGCGGTCGTGCCACGTCGTTTTGGACGATCTGTTACGGCAGCACCAATGGGGTCAAGCCGGGAGACCGCAACACTGTTTAGGGTGCGGCAAAAACCATCGAAATCTGGACCCACACCAGGGCGCCACGTCACATTTGCCGGGGCGTTTGGCAATACGGGCCATCGAGACTTAAGAGATGCCTTGCCGAATAGCGTTCAGGGTCTGTTATCTTGACGATAAAAACACTGACCGCATAGGACCACTTGCTCTGCACCTCGGATCCGCGATTTACGATGTATAGGCAGCCGGGGACATCAAGCGCCGCGTTTTCGACTTTCGACCACGCTCCTAAGAACCGTTTGAAGTTGCCAACAAATCCAGACCAGCCGCCATATGCTGTCATAGAGGCATAATCCAAAATCAATGCATCGTGTTTCCCGGTCGCGGCTTCGTGCAGCCCGGCATACTCTCCAAGTCCGGGCATTGTATCGAATGCGTTCAGGCCAGATCTATCAAGGATCACGTAATTGCGGCTTTGCAGGGAAGGGGTGTTCTTGATGGTGTCGGCAAAAGCCTCCTGGCGCAGGTGGTCGACATAAAAAGTGGCATAGACAAACCACCAATTCACAATGAACACCGCTATCAGCCCGGCAAATGAGGCCACTTTCATCCGATGACGCCTATCGGGATTCTTCGCCGGGAAAACGGCGCAGATGATCTTTAAAAGACCCAGGGTAGAAAAGGCGGCGCCGAACGGGAGCAGCGCTTGAAAGCGGGTTGCCATCCAAGGTGCATAGGAAGGTTCTTTCCCAACCAAGACATAGGCCGAGCCTCCCAGACCCAGCAGCAGGACCCCGATGCCTATCAAACCTTTTCCGTTGCATTCGGTCTCCGTGGCGCTCGCTGCAGAATTGGGTCTGATCAAATAAACAATGAACGACGCCGCAAAAAATATCGCCAGGGCGACCGGATTTCCAATATATATTCCATCATATGGAAATGAATACAGAATTATTACTTTGATTTCTGATATTATCGTGCCGAAATTGATGTCGATGATATTGTAGTTGGCGGCAAACATGCCGGTTTTCTTGAATAAGAAATGCTGTATTATAGCGTAAAGGAAGGGCAGAAGCACAATTGCCGCGGTTCTTTTTATAAAATATGCGAATTTGCTTAAATAGCCTCTATGATGAATTGGATCTGTTGAGGCATCGGCCTTCCTGTGAAATAGGAACGCAGCGATGAAAAAGACCAATAGAAACGACGGTATAAGAGCGTTGAACTGAAACGAAAAAATAAATAAAGCGTAAGAGAGGTATTCGGTATATGTATTTTTATTACTTACTGAACGTAGGTATATATATAACGAAAAAATGAATATCAGTAGAAAAAACAGTCCGGGATTGTTTATTGCGGCAATTCTGGCAAAATAAATGGGTAAAATTGCCGCGAGAAAAGCCAGCGCTTTTGTGTCGAATTTTGAGAAATCGAAAGATTTCAAGATAAGATAGAATACATGAATGATGAGGTAGCCGAGCGCAAAGGTTGAGAAAGCATAAAGCCACCAGCCGATCAACTGGACGGCATAATGGTAGTATCCGAGAAGAGGAAATCCCGCCTGCGTAAAAACGGAAATAAGCATTTCCTTACTGGCGCCGGAAAGGCTCCAGTCATCCCAATATCGCGCGCTCGATAAAAGAAAGATGGGAAGATGGGCGGCTGAGTAAACGAGAAATATTTGTAATTCGGCTCTTTCGAAAAGGCCTTTAATGGCGCGCATCTCATGCTGTTCCTTGGGCAAGCGGGTGACATCCATTTCTGTAAAAATGTCGATATCGGGTTGTGGGCTCTGTCATTATTTGTGTTTCTAGCGAACGTCAAAGCCGAATGAGCCATCGAAGATTGCGGTTAATCCAATGAATGGAATCGGCGGACAGATGCAATAGCAACGTGTGTGATTCGGTTGCCGAGCTTTCACGGATTAATAGATGGTCTCGGTTAAGCCGCCATTTGAAAACCGATCGGTTCTTTAATATAAATTTGCAAACCGGGAAGTTCTGTTAATAGAAAAATGTATGGTCGCCAGCATCGTGACCTATGTCCGCGGTTGTGCTGGAATATCGCTTGTCTTATGTGGATTATAATTTAATTAGGAGCGCAAGCGGGGGGCTTTTTGCTATCGAGCCTTTGACGCTACACGCTTTTCGGATGTTCGTGAATGAATCGTGTCTCTTTTGCATTGCCTCACTTGATCGGGAAGGAGGCGCTCTATCTCAACGAATGCCTTCTCTCGGGCCAGTGGGGCGGCGATGCAAGCTTCACAAAGCGATGCCATGCGCATCTGGACTCGCTGTACGGTGCCAGCACGCTTCTGTGCCACTCGTGTACCGCCGCCTTGGAAATGGCCGCAATGCTTCTCCGCCTCGGGCCGGGGGATGAGGTTATCATGCCGTCGTTCACCTTCGTGTCGACGGCCAATGCGGTGGTGCTGCGCGGAGCTGTGCCGGTATTCGTCGATATTCGCAGCGATACCCTCAATATAGACGAAACGCTGATTGAGGCTGCCATCACGCCGAGAACCAAGGCAATCTTCGTCGTTCACTACGCCGGAGTCGGGTGCGAGATGGAGCCTATTCTGGCTATCGCCTCGCGCCATGGACTGGCTGTGGTGGAGGATGCTGCCCAGGCTTACCGGGCTTCCTGGAAGGGCCGGCCTCTCGGAACATTCGGCCAGTTGGCCACTTTGAGCTTTCATCAGACCAAGAATATTGTCTCCGGTGAAGGTGGGGCCTTGATTGTCAATGATCCCGGTCTCGTCGAGCGAGCGCAAATCATTCGAGAGAAGGGCACCAATCGCTCCCAGTTCATTCGCGGCGAAGTGGCCAAATACGACTGGCAGGATATGGGGTCCTCCTTCCTGCCATCCGATTTGGTGGCTGCCGTGCTTCTGGCTCAGCTCGAGTACGCCGAAGAGCTGACGCGGCATCGGCTTTCGCTGTGGCATGCCTACGACGCAATATTCAAAGCGGCCGGTCATAACGGGTTGCGCCTTCCTGAAATTCCAGCTGATGCTGCACATAATGGACATATTTATCATGTGCGCTTCACTAATCTTGAACGTCGCGAAGAGGTGCGTCGCAAATTGGTAGCGGAAGGTATAGGGGGCGTTACGCACTATGTACCTCTGCATTCTTCGCCAGCTGGTGAACGATTTGGACGAGCGGCGTCGTCGATGGCTGTCACCGACGAGACGGCCGATATTCTACTTCGGCTGCCCCTGCATGGCGGGCTGACCGAGGCAGATATTGCCCGTGTCGCCAGCCGGGTTCTGGAACTCGCGCAATGAAACGCTGTTTGGTGTGCGATGCCGCATATGAGGAGGACATCTGGCGATGTCCCAAATGTGACACGCCCGTGCCCGTGCAAGATGGTTTTCTGTCCTTTGCGCCCGCACTTGCCCATGACAACGACGGTTTTGCGAGCAGTTCACATGAACAGCTTCAGGCCTTGCAGCATGGCAGCTTCTGGTTTCGAGCCAGAAACCGCCTGATCACGGATCTTGCGCGACGATATTTTGTCAACAGCAAGCGGGCACTGGAAGTGGGATGCGGCACGGGCTTCGTCCTGACGGCGTTGCGGGAGGCTCTTCCGCATGCGGTCCTGTGCGGCAGCGAGATCTATCTGAACGGCTTGCCCTATGCGCGCGAGCGATTGCAAGGGGCGGGACAACTCTTCCAGATGGACGCGCGCGACATCCCTTTCCGTGAGGAGTTCGATTTGCTTTGTGCGTTCGATGTGCTTGAGCATATCGAAGAGGACGAGCTGGTCTTGCGGCAAATGGCTCAGGCGCTGCGGACCGGCGGTGGAGTGTTGCTGGCTGTTCCGCAACACCCGAGCCTTTGGAGCCACAACGATGATCTGGCGTTCCACAAACGCCGCTATCGGCGCGGCGAGCTGGAGCAAAAATGTGCTGCCGCCGGTCTCGAGGTGATTTTCTCGACGTCATTTGTGACGAGCCTGTTGCCGGTTTTCGCGCTCCAGCGCTCCACGCGCAGCCGTTCCAAGGATCACGATCCTGCGCGGGAGCTGCAACTGCCGTGGTTCGTGGACAGGTTGTTCGAATTGTTGCTGGATGGCGAACGACAGCTTATCCGCCTTGGGGCGCGCCTGCCGGCCGGAGGCTCGCGTTTTGTGGTGGCGCGAAAGACGGCAGGTCAGCGGCCATGAAACGCGTGGCGATAATACAATCGTGTTACGTTCCTTGGCGTGGCTTCTTCGACCTGATCAGCCGCTGCGACGAATATGTCATTTATGATCAGGTCTCCTACAGCAAGGGCCACTGGCACAATCGGAACAAGATCAAGACCGTAACGGGCGCGCGCTGGATGACCATTCCTGTGATGACCAGCGACAGGCTCGGGCAACCCATCGAGGATGTTGAAATCAAAGGAGATTGGGCTCAGGCACATTTTTCCCAGATCCGTCAGGCCTATAAAACCGCGCCGGCCGCCAAGGTTTTTCTCCCTGTGATCGAATCGCTTTACAAGCAGGCCGAGAAATTGCAGTTGCTGACTGAGGTCAATGAGTTGTTCCTCAGGTATGTCGTCGAGATGTTAAAGTTGGATGTTGTGATCACCCGCGACAGGATCTACTCTCCGCGCGGGGCGCGAAGCGAGCGGGTCCTCGAGACCTGTCTTGCGGCTGGAGCAACACATTATCTGTCGGGTCCTTCTGCGAAGGTGTATTTGGACGAAACCATGTTTCGCGATGCGGGGGTTACGGTGGAGTGGATGAGTTATGGCCCCTATCCTGAGTACACCCAGCTTCACGGCGCTTTTGACGGGCAAGTCAGCATCATTGATCTTATTCTGAACGGGCATGGGGCTGCACTTACGGCCATGCCCGGACAGCAACAGGGAGCAGCAGGATGTTGAGTCGTTTGACTTTCCTTTGCAAGGCTGGAGACGCTTGGCCACATGGCTTTGCAGCGGAGCAGGTTGGCCGCGCATATATGGGGCGCAAGCTGTGAATTACTCCATTGTGGTGCCCATCTATCGCGATGGCAGTTTGGCCGATGACCTATGCGTGGAAATCCAGCGAGTCATGCGTGCATTTACAGGGCGCGAGGAACTTGCGGCGATACTGGAGCTGATTTTTGTCAATGATGGCAGCCCGGACAATAGCCTTGAGTTGCTGCTTGCGCTGCAGGCCAAGTTCGATTTCGTCCGGATCATCGATTTGTCAAGGAATTTTGGGCAGCACATTGCCATCGCTTGCGGTTTCCGTGAGGCCACGGGTGATGTCGTCATCCGAATGAACGTCGATATGCAGGACCATCCGGACCAAATTCCGACATTGCTCGAGCACATGGCGGCGACGAAGGCGGACATCGTGATCGGACAGTATGAGCAACGCGAAAGCCCGCTAATCAATCGCATGACCGCTCGGCTCTATTACAGCTTTTTTCGAATCATGACCGGTCTCGAGTCGCCGCAGAACACGTCTCCCTTGCGTGTGCTGAGCCGCCGATACGCCAATGCTTACAATGGCCTGACAGAAAAAACGAGGTTTCCTCAAGGTCTTGACCAGTGGATGGGATTCTCGCCGCGTTATACGCGCATCGCCCACCGGCCGCGACTGAAGGGTAGGTCGTCCTATAATTTCTGGTCACGGCTGCGGCTGGGGCTTGATGGGCTGCTGTATTTTTCCGAGCGCCCACTGATGATCGTGATGTCGCTGGGGCTGCTCCTTAGTGCATTTGGTACAATGATGGGCGTGGCGCTTGTGGTGATGCGCTTGTTTTTGACCAACATCGAACCCGGCTTCACGTCTCTCGCTGCGATCGGCTTGTTTGCTGTTGGTGTCCAGCTGATTTGCCTGGGCGTCGTCGGCTTTTACGTTGGGAAGATTTTCAAGGAAGTCCAAAATCGTCCGCTCTATATTATCAAGGACAGATTTTGGAAATAGAAATACCCGCTGCTTACCCAAAAATCAGAGATAGACCATGTCGCACGAATCCACCTCTATAAGCTACTCACCTTCCACCAGCATCGACGCCAGACATAAGATATTCGAGTTGCAGAAGACCTATCCTGCAACGCCGGAGGAAAAAGAGCGTTCGCCCGGTCTTTTCCTGCGTGGTTCATTGCTGGCGCGTATCCTGGCGATCCGGGATATTTATGTGCAGATCGTGGATATTCCCGGCTCCATCTTGGATATTGGCACATGGCGCGGCCAGACAGCTGTGCTGTGCGAGAACCTCCGGGCCATTTACGAACCTCTGCATCTCAATCGTCGGATTGCCTGTTTCGACACGTTCGAGGGTTATGTCGGCTTCTCCGACAAGGATGCTCCGTCGGAGCTGCATCGCGACGGCACCTATGGCGTCGGAGGCGAGGAATATGCCGTCTATCTCGATGAATTGCTGAAGCTGCATGAGCAATCCAACGCCATGGGAAACAATTTCGGCAAGCACAAGGTGATTAAGGGGAACTGCCGCGAGACTATCCCGCAATATTTCTCTGAAAATCCCCATGAATTTGTGGCGCTCGCCTTTTTCGATGTAAATTCCTATCAGCCGTCGCTCGAAGCCTTCGAGGCTGTTTGGCAGCGGATGGTGCCGGGTGGCATCGCTGCTTTCTGGCAGTTGACCAGAAATGTCATTCCGGCTGAAGGACGTGTTTATGCGGAAGACATCATCGGCAAGTACGGCCACAGTCTCCACCGCTGCCCGACCTATCCCGGGCTTTGTTATTTGAAGAAGATCTGAATCGTATCTTACGGTTGCTTGGAGTTGACATGAAACGGGTGGTGCTGGGAAACGGCGTTGTGGGGTTGTCGATTGCGTTCGGCTTGCTGCGGCGCGCAAGCGCTTCGGATGAGATCGTTGTGATCGGCCCGCCGCAGCGCCCAGGGTCCGCGACGCTTGCCGCGGCGGCGATGCTCAATTCCTTCGCGGAAATCGAGCATGGCGGCCTCGATACCGATGTCGATCTCTTTCGATTTGAGATGAGTCATCGGGCGACGCGCCTCTGGCCAGCCTTCGAGCAGGCGCTTATCGATGCAGCAGGCGACGCACTTCCCCGTGGTTGCTCCGCCTGTCAGGGATGCGCGGGTGGTGGATGTTTCAAATCCGGAACTTACGTTGTCAACAACAACGCTGCCGACGATCTCGACGACCTTAATTTCGACGCCATCCTCGCTGCGTTGGTCGATTTCAACGAGCAGCACGACGTTATTTCGCCGAAAGACATTCCCCACTACAAGCCACACCAGCGTTACCGCGCGAGCCGCGCTGTCTTCATTCACAACGAGGGTTGGTTCAATCCGCGTCTCATGCTGGAGAAGATGGAGGGTGCGTTGCGCCGAGCGCCGCGCGTGCGCTTTATCGACGAAGGTGTCGACCGTTTCAGCCATGCGGGTGGTGCGATCACTCATGTCACTTTGATGACCGGCAAACAGGTTGATGGCGACCAGTTCGTCCTGGCCACCGGCGCAACGGCATGGGACGTTCTGGATCGTAGCGGGTTGCGGGACCTGATGCAGCGCATCTTCTATGGTATCGGCACATCGATAGAAATCCGCAGCCAGGATGATGCACTCTCCCATGTCATCCGCACCCCTAACCGCGGTCTGGCCTGTGGCCTGTATGCTGCGCCCTATTTTCAGGGGCCGAACGAGCGGAACGATCATGTGCTCGTCGGGGCCAGCAACTTCATTGCGCCGCAGCTCCACGCGCATGGCCGCCTGACGAGCATCGAAGGCCTGCTCAACGGGGCCATAAAGCAGATTAACAGCAATTATTATCGGGCCGACCTGATCCGTGTGAACGTGGGCGCGCGCCCCAACAGTCAGGACACCTACCCACTGCTCGGGCAGACGTCGATCGGCAATCTTTTCGCTGCCACAGGAACAAAGCGAGACGGGTTCCACCTCGCTCCGCTGATCTCCGAAGTGATGGCCAAAATGCTGCACGGCGAAGCTGTGGACGAGGGTTACGCGTTTTTTGCACCCAGTCGCAAGCCATTGCGTACCATGACGCGGGATCAAGCTGTCTCGAAAGCAGTCCGCCACCAGATGAGCGCGGCCTACCAGCACGGATTCTCGCCCGCGACGAGCCGCATGCCGGAACAGGTCGAGGCAAACATGCGCGACGCCGTGGAACGTTTGCACGATCAGGTCGGCGCCAAAGACTGGGGTATACCGCCTGAGATGCTTGATATGTATCGCTACGGACATGCCGTTCCATGATCAACGACGTCTCGATCGCATGGCAGCCTGCCCCCTGCAATCACGACCGCAGCGCAACGCCATGAAGTTGCTTCTGGCGATCCTGCCGACCGTCATTCTTACGCTGTACAGTCAGTTCATAACAAAGTGGCGCATCGGTGTGCTGGCCGATCAGGTCGGCTCTGCCACTGCCTTGGCCAGGATCATTCGCTACTTGAGTGATCCACTTGTTCTTTCATCGTATGCGATGACACTTATCGCGTCGTTCGCGTGGTTCGCCGTGCTCGAACGCTATGAACTGTCACTGGCCTATCCGATCTTCATCGGTGTGATGTTCGCTTCTGTGACGGCTGGAGGCATGATCTTCTTCGGAGAACCGGTAACGGCCATGCGGCTTCTGGCTATTGTATTGATCTTCATGGGAATTATCGCCGGAACGCGTTAGATGTTATCCAAGGTGACCTGCCGTGCCTGTTGATTTGCACTGGTCTGCTGGAGCCAATGTCTTATTCAAGAGATAGCAACGAGACTTAGAAAACGAAAACAAAGGCGGTTCTCCGGGGCCGCCTTTTTCTGTTGAGAGGCAATCATGACCACTTCGAACGAAGTGAGCACCGCCAAGCCTTAAAATGGCAACTGGTGGCGTTTCCTTATGGGTTTAAGATCGTCGACGAGACCCATCCGCGTTTGTCGTCCGCCATGCACCTTCTGTGTCCACAGACCTTTCGTTTGACAATGGGATCAAGGCCTCACTTAGGGCGGCAATTGACGCAGCGGCTGAGGCCGAACGGCTGAAATACATCACGCCCGGCCCGGCCAAGTTTTGACCTGCGTAGACGACTGATCTGGCCCGAGCTTATCCGGAATGCGGCGCACCTGTCGACGAGGATTATCCGCTGCTAATGGCCAATATCGGCATTACCGCGCGACGGAGGTCGTCAATGCGATCAGGACAAACTTTGCCATCTAGGCGTATTGCGATCGAGGCCAAGCGCCTCGGGATTAAGAAGCGGAAGCTGCAGCCGATGCGAAGGCGGCCATCAATGTCAACTGGCTAGCGTGAAGCACGTAAGCCCACGGTGAAGGCCGTCTTGCGATAGAGGGCTTCTGACTGCCAGTCCTAGTGGTAACACTAGGAGTAGTCATATGACGAAGCATCCAATTGAGGTGATCACGTCTGTAGAGCGCCGTCGGCGCTGGTCACGCGAAGATAAAGAGCGCCTTGTCGCTGCGTGCTTTGAGCCAGACGCGGTCATCTCCGAGATTGCCCGCGCGGCCGGCATCCATGTCAGCCAGTTGTTCCGTTGGCGCAAAGAGCTTTGCCGGATCGAGGAGCCAAGGTCTGATACGGCGACTTTGGTGCCGGTGATCGTATCCGAGGCCGCTTCGACAGTCTCTCCCGTTCAACCGGAATCGCCCACCACATCCCACCCTCGTCGGAAGCGTAGCGATGTGACAATCGAGCTTGGACGGGGTCGGCGCGTGCGCGTGGATAGCGACATCGATACGGATTCCCTTGGCCGGATTCTCGATTGCGTGCTGGGGCTGCGATGATTCCGGTTCCGAGTGGCGTGAAGGTCTGGCTGGCGACAGGCCACACCGATATGCGAAAGGGCTTCCCCGGTTTGTCGTTGATGGTGCAGGAGGCGCTGAAGCGCGACCCGATGTGTGGACACCTGTTCGTATTCCGCGGCCGCGGTGGCGGTCTGATCAAGGTGATCTGGCATGACGGCCAGGGCGCTTGCCTGTTCACGAAGAAGCTGGAGCGCGGCCGCTTCATCTGGCCATCAGCGGCCGATGGCACGGTGGTGATCACGCCTGCGCAGCTCGGTTATCTGCTGGAAGGTATCGACTGGCGGATGCCGCAAAAGACCTGGCGGCCGACGTCGGCCGGATAAGCAAAAACACTGGAATGACAGGGTCGAATATGATTCCATCCTGTCATGAGCAATGCGACCGAAGAGCTTCCGGACGACCTTGCCAGTGCGCTTGCACTGATGGCCCAGGAACGCGCTCGACGTGTCGCAGCCGAAGCAGAAGCAGCGACCGCCAAGGCAGAAGCCGCCAGCGCAAAGGCACTCGTATCGCATTCCGAGGCGCTGATCGCGCGGCTGAAGCTGGAGATCGACAAGGTTCGCCGTGCACTCTACGGCAGCCGGTCCGAGCGCAAGGCTCGGCTCCTGGAGCAGATGGAACTGCAGCTCGAGGAGTTGGAAGCGGATGCCAGTGAAGATGAACTGGCGGCGGAGATCGCAGCCAAAGCTTCAGCCGTCAAAGCCTTCGAGCGCAAGCGTCCGTCACGCAAGCCCTTTCCCGAACACCTGCCGCGTGAGCGCGTCGTAATCGCCGCTCCCACGAATTGCGCCTGTTGTGGATCGGTTAAACTGTCGAAGCTTGGCGAAGACATTACCGAGACCTTGGAAGTCATCCCGCGTCAGTGGAAGGTCATCCAGACGGTGCGGGAGAAGTTCACCTGCCGCGAGTGTGAGAAGATCACGCAGTCACCCGCACCCTTCCATGTGACACCCCGCGGTTTTGCCGGGCCGAACCTGCTGGCGATGATCCTGTTTGAGAAGTTCGCCCAGCACCAGCCGCTCAATCGCCAGAGCGAGCGCTACGCCCGCGAGGGCGTCGACCTCAGCTTGTCGACGCTGGCCGATCAGGTTGGAGCATGTGCCGCGGCGTTGAAGCCCATTCACTCCCTGATCGAGGCGCATGTCCTTGCTGCCGAACGTCTGCACGGCGACGACACGACCGTGCCGATCCTGGCCAAGGGAAAGACCGATACGGGCCGCATCTGGACCTATGTCCGGGACGATCGGCCGTTCGGAGGGCTCTCTCCGCCGGCGGCCCTTTACTATGCCTCGCGGGACCGACGGCAGGAGCATCCGGAGCGCCACCTGAAGACCTTCAACGGCATTCTGCAGGCGGACGCCTATGGTGGCTACAATCCGCTGTTCAAGGTTGATCGCGATCCAAATCCTCTAAGGCAGGCGTTTTGTTGGGCACACTCGCGGCGTAAGTTCTTCGTGCTCGCCGACATTGCCGCAAATGCCAAGCGTGGAAAGAACGCCGCGCCGATCTCGCCTATGGCGCTCGAAGCCGTCAAACGGATCGACGGCCTGTTCGATATTGAGCGCGAGATCAACGGGCTTACGGCCGATCAACGCCTGGAGCGTCGCCGGAGAGACAGCCTGCCACTCGTCGATGATCTGCAGGTCTGGCTTCAAACCGAGCGGGCAAAGCTCTCACGCAGTTCTCCGGTGGCGGAGGCGATCGACTACATGCTCAAGCGCTGGGATGGCTTCACATCATTTCTGCAGGACGGCCGGATTTGCCTGACGAATAATGCGGCAGAGCGAGCGCTCAGAGGCTTTGCGCTCGGCAGAAAATCCTGGCTCTTCGCCGGATCAGACCGCGGTGCAGATCGTGCGGCCTTCATGGCCACATTGATTATGACGGCAAAACTCAACGACATCGATCCGCAGGTGTGGCTGGCCGACGTTCTTGCCAGCATCGCTGATACGTCGATTACCAGGCTGGAGCAGTTGCTTCCGTGGAATTGGACGCCGCCGACCGTCAACGCTCAAGCGGCCTGACCTGCGGCCTTCACCGGAGGCTTACTGAAGCGCCGCATACAACGCGGATAATGTTTAGGAGTGCTTTCAATCCCGGCAGGATTGCGCTATTCCGCCGAGAGACGGAGGGATTTGACTTTGGATGCTCTTGTACATCGCGAGTTCGGGACACAGGCGCGCAGCCGCATACGCGGCTTAGATGGGCTTAGAGCAATCTCTCTACTTTTGGTGCTGATGGCTCATTGGTCGCCACTTCCCCATCTTAACAAATTCGCCAACTGGGGGCGTGGCGGGCTCCTGATATTCTTCGTGATCAGTGGTTTTCTGATAACAAGAATACTCATCGAGTTGGCGCGCCATAGGGGTGAGATTGCAGGCTTCCAGCTTCTCAAGGGCTTCTATGGCCGTCGATTTTTCCGCATTCAGCCCATTTATTATCTGGCTCTCGTAGTTGTTATTTGCCTAGGACTGAATGGCGCTGTGCGGGAAGACGTAATTTTTCACGTCTTCTTCGTGCAGAACCTCTCAAATGTGTTATTTAGAAGCGATATTGGAACTTATGGACCAGCCGCCCCGTGGTGGTCGCTTGCGGTTGAAGAGCAGTTCTATTTGTTCTGGGCCCCTATATTAATCTTTCTTCGGCCGAATGCGTGGAAGCTCTCTCTACTGGCGGCGTTTCCCCTGGCGATCGGCTGGCGCGCTTTCGCCTGGTGGGCCGATCTTGGGCAGGCGAATGTCCTAGTCACGCTCGGAAATTTGGATTCACTGGCTGCCGGCGCAGCGGTCGCTATAATCACCTCAACAGGCTGGGTTACGCCCAGAGTGTCGCGCTGTTTCTCCGCTATAATGGTGGTCGGCATCTTCGCGCTCTGCCTATTGTCATTGACGGAGATCAGCGAACGTACACTTATATTTCGGAGTAGTTTTGATGACGTGCCAGTTTATATGATTGCAGCATCGCTGATATTTTTCTGGGCTGTTGGTAGGGCACCAACCGCAGCGAAGGTGATGGAAAATCCTGTTCTAGTTTTCATAGGCAAGCGCAGTTACGGTGCTTATGTCTATCACCAAGTCGTGAACTACACGTTCTATTTCATCGTGACGCCGCGTTGGCTGGAGCCATATTTTGGCATGAAGCGTGAATTGCATGGTTTCACTGAGTTTTGGGTCTTCACGTTATTAACGCTGCTGTTGGCCGCCTTGTCCTACAAGTACATCGAGCAGCCCATATTCAGACTCCGTGATCGAATTTATCCGGTTACTCCATAGCGTTCGTAGACGCTGTCCCCTTACTGAATAACCAAAAAAGCCGCCCAGCTCCCGAGTAGGATGTTTTTCTGCATCCATAATCTGGAGCCTAATCAAGCTCGTCCACAACTGAGGCGCGGTGCTCGAGCGCGCCTGGTCGGTGCGCTTGATGCCCTTGGCGTTACTCTTCATAATCTTTGAGCCGACGGCCGCAGATGCGGTCCCTTGGTCAGCCATGCCGGCACCCTAGAATTTCACGTAAAGCGTGTAGGTCCGGGCAGGGCGGCCGAGACTATCTGTGCCCCTCTCGATCGCAGATTCCTTTACGACGCGTCCGGCAGGGCATTGCGTCTTCCTATAATTGAGTGCGAAGCGCTCGCGGTTTTCTTTGTCGTCCAGATTGTACCCGAAGTCGACCGTGTCGGGCATTTGCACAGCGTAGTCCGCTTCGGCGACCAGAGAGGCTCTACCCAGTCACCGCTGGTTTCCTGCGTCTGGCACCTGCCAGCGCGACTGATAGTAACAGTACAAGAGCCTTTGCCTGCATGATCGGGTCTCCGTCCCCAAATCGGCTGTAGATCAGGAAGGTATTCAGAAACAAGCGCGCCTCATCGGCCAGTCACCCGCAATCTGGAGTTTATCCATGCTCGTCCACAACTGGCGCGCTGTGCTGCGGCGCGCCTGGAGCGTCCGCCTGATGGCGTTGGCGCTCATCTTCATCGTCCTCGAGCCCGTCACCAATGTCGTCGCCACCACCTGGGTGTCCCGCAACCTCTACATCCAACTCACCATGTCGGTGGCGTCGGGCCTCCTCACCGCGGCGGCGATCGTCGCCCGCATCGTCTTTCAACAGCAAATCTCAGGAGAACTGAATGGCAAACCGCCTTCAGAAGGGTAGCGCTGCGGCAGCAATGGCCGTGGCGCTTGTCGGCAGCTTCGAGGGGCTGCGGCAGAATGCCTATCCGGATCCGGCGACCGGGGGTCAGCCCTGGACGATCTGTTACGGCAGCACCAATGGGGTGAAACCGGGCGACCGGAAGACGGTGGAGCAGTGCAGGGCGCTGCTGGCGCTGGAGCTTCAGACCTATGCACGCGGCATCGAAAGCTGCGTGCGCGTGCCGTTGCCGGATGCGCGTTTCGTGGCGCTCACCTCGTTTGCCTACAATGTCGGCGTCACGGCGGCCTGCGGTTCGAGCGCGGTCAGGCTCATCAACCAGGGCAGGGTGGCCGAGGGCTGCGAGGCGCTGTTGAAGTGGAACCGCGCCGCCGGCATCACCTTTCCCGGCCTGACGCGCCGGCGGCAGAAGGAGCGCGCCTTCTGCCTGGAGGGCTTCTGATGTTCGGCCTCCTCGATACGCTGAAGATGGGCGCCGGCATCGCCGCCGGGCTCTTCCTCTATCACCTCTATGCCGTTGCGATCGGCTATCCCTCGGCGGCGCGCCAGGCGCGCGCCGGTTATGTCGTGCTGGCCGAGAAGGCTGCCGCCGAAGCCAGGGCGGCGGAGATGGAGCGCCAGCGCGACGCGGCGGCCCGCGCCGGCGAAGAGCATCGCAAACGCCTGCAGGCGGCCAGGGCCGCCGAGCAGACCGCCAGGGACACATTGGAAAACGAGATCCGATCCTATGAACTCGAGCTTTCGCAAAAGAACCGCGCTTGCGCTGTCACTGCTGCTGATCGTCAGTGGCTGCTCCGCCACTGAGCGCCTGAACCAGGCGGCGGCTGCCAAGGGGAGGGCGGCGGCCGGCCTCGTGCTGCCGCCGCTGCCCGACGATTTGAGAAGGCAGGAAGCGCATGCGCCTGTCCTTGAAGGCGAGCCGCTGATTGCGATCCTCGCCCGTGAGCGCCAGGCGCTCGACCGCGCCAATGCCCGCCAAGGGCGCACAGTCGAATTCTACGATGACCTCACCAGCCGATACGGAACACGCCGATGATGAATGCCATTTCGCTTGCCCTTGCCAATCCGCTGCTGAGCGGGACGGGCGGCAATGCGGGAGATCCCGACCGCTACATGTTCTTTGCCACCCGCAACCGCATGCCGTCGGGTGGCATCGTCACCGCCGCCGCCGGCACGAACTATGTCTGCACCAAGATCGTCGTCGGCACCCCGTCCTATAAGACGCGAACCTTCCGCTTCCACCTTTCCGGCTTCGCCTCGACGGAGGGCGGAAACTCGCCGCAGGAAACCGTCGTCACCGGCACGATCGGCGCGCCCGGCAATTCGGTTATCGCCGATGCCATGTTCATCCGCGTCGCCGGCATCTTCTACCAATGCAGCTTTGCCGGCTCGAACACGGTGACGGTCGCCGACCAGACGAACGGCGCCTGGACGGACGAGCTGACCATTCCCGATGTCGCGCCGGAAAGCGAAATCGAAATCTGGCTGTTTTATCACACCGCCGTCGGCGACAAGATCTGGCCGGTCTACCGCATCCAGAAACATCGCGGCGAACGCGTCTGGGGGGCGAGCGATCTCGACACGCTGCTGGCCTTCAAGGATACGCCGCTCGCCGACAGCACCGCCGCCCTCGATGTGAGCTATGGCCAGCAGGCGCAGCCGCAATATTGGGGGGCCGATTTCATGGTCGCCAAGGGCGATTGGGACGGCAGGCCGGTCGCCCTCGGTTTCGTCGACAGCATCGGCGAGGCGCGCCAGGAATATTCCTCCGCCGCCGACAGCCGCGGCAATCTCGGCTGGTTGCGCCGCTGGCTCGACAAGGATGGCGGCGCGGGACGCATTCCGCATTGCCTGATTGGTATGCCCGGCGCCGGATCGGTGCGCGAATACACCGGATCCGGCTCGTCCATCGCAACCCGGCGAAGGGATATCCTCCGCGAGATCAAGGCCTTCAACGGCAACAAGCTGCCCTTCACCGTCATCGCCAACCAGATGGGGCAGAACGATACCTCGACATCCTACGGCACCTGGTTCAATACGAATTACAGGGCCTTGGTCGGGCGCCTCCGGACGGAATATGCCGGCATCAACATTGTGGCGTTCCCGCCGATCGGCCGCACCGTGACGACGCGCACCGTCACCTTGACCTCTGCCGGAACGGTGGTCACTGCGACGATTTCTTCCGGCACTAACGGTCTGGTGTCGGGTCAGACGGTGACGATCGCGGGCGCGACGCAAACCGAGTACAACGGAAATGTCGTTATCACAGTCACAGGCTCGACGACCTTCACATATAGCTTCGCGGGATCGGCAACTTCGCCGGCAACAGGCTCGATCACGGCGAGCAACCTGTATCTGCAGGCATCTTTCCAGAGCTATTCGGCAAACAACACCTGGCCGGCAGACGGAACCGATGCATCGGGCAAATGGCGTCTGCATGACGATATCATGGCACGGACGTCCGCATGCTGCGACGCTGCGATCGACACCTATTATGCGTGGGCGTCCGGTGTGAAGGGCGGCGCCTGGCCGGGCATGTTGGAGCTTGCCAGCACGACCGTCACCACGCAGGCAGGGACAGACGGTGTTGCAACCTATTCGACGATCGAGGTCGCGGATGCGAGCGTCTTTCGCCCCGAGCAGGAGATCAACACCTATGCCGGACCCGATGGCATGGCGCGGATTTCGACCACGACAATCGCAAGTATCGCCGGCAATGTCCTGACGATATCGCCGGTACGTGCTGCGGTGCTGCCGGTCGGGTCCGTCGTGCGGCCGAGCGTGACGTCTGACGGCGTGCACCCGTACCCGATCATGATCGACCGCATCGCCGGCGGCATTGCGCAATCCGAAAAGCTGAAATTCAATTCGTAACAGGGTGCCGATATGACATCGAATGACGATATCCTGCGCGCGCTCGGGCGCGTGGAGGGCCGGCTGACCGGCATCGAGGAAAATGTGACGCTGCTGCGCCAGGAGATGGGCGACGAAAAGGCCAACGCCCATGATTCCAGGGCGGTCATCCACAAGCGCCTCGACGAGCAGGCAAGGCAGATCGCCCATCTCGACACGCGAGTGGCGATCAGCGGCGGCGCCGATGCGCAGCTCCGCGCCGAGATCGGGACGCTGAAGGAAACCGTCGAGAAGAACCAGGAGACGGTCGGCCCGGCGCTCGAGGAGTGGAAACGGATGAAATCGATCGGCTACGGCATTTCAGGGCTGATCGCCTTTGCCGGCCTGACGACCGGCGGGATTGTCGCCTATGCCAGCGACGGCGCCGTTGCGGCGCTCAGGCATTGGTTGAAGATCAGTTGAGCAAGATCATCAATCCCGGTGCTCGCAATCCAGCAGGTGACGGGACATTCGCAAGTAAACGCAGCAAAGCTCCACGCGTCCGATGTGATATATTGCTGCAGCCGAAGCTCAACCAACATATTTCGAAATTTTAGCATTTGCTAACGAACCAAACTGCCGCCTGTTTGTTATCCTCTTCAGGAGGAAATAGACATGAAGAGCATGAACAATCGCCAAGTTCGCATTCCTGGTCCGCGGGAGCATGACGTTGCGGAGCATTGCCGCAAATTTGGCATTGGACCGGCGGAGGAGAAGAAGCTGAAGAAGCTGCTCGGGTCACACGCGCCATTGCACGAGATCCAGGCCAATGCGCCGCCGCGTCAGCCGAAATGGCGGTAA